TCCCATTACTCACTCCAATCATTAACAACAAACGAATTAGTGCCGACACCTTCAAAGGTTAGGCTTAGGGATGGCTCTAGCGATGGCTCTGTCGCCTCTACAAGCCCAGCGTCACCTAAGTCTTTGTCCCATACACGGAACTCTGAGACGGTTCCCATGTAGTCATAGGCTAGATTCAAGTCAGTGCTAGAGAGATCAGGGAGAGCCGTAGGGGTTGTGTTGGCTGTTAGTGCTACACCATCTATAGCGCCGTTGATGAAGGTAGAGCCGTGGCGGGATGCTATATTAAAAGGCACCAAGACATCAGGCGAAAGTATGTCATCGTCTGCGTTAGCGATGTCAAAGGTACCCGACTCGACTTGCTGGAAAGATATGCGCCCTGATCTGCCTAAATTTGTATCTAAAGATGTGCGGATTATATAGTTTGCATCTTCTTGCCAACGGTAGAAAAACGCTGTGCCACCAGCATCCTCATCAGCATAAGTCATCCTGCCTTCCATGCCGATAGAAACAGCCAATGGGTTGATCTCGCGGACGCTGATGTTGTCTACTGAGCCATCAAATGTCGAAGTTCCCCAAACGCCGTGATAAACCGTTGTGGCATCAGCGACTATGTATTCTTTATACGTTCCGTTTGTTGTTCTAATAGTTCCTATAATTTGATTTGCAACTAAACCAGAGGCCGAACTAAACGCATAATAAGCATTGCCAGACGTTGCACCCGTTATCGTAAATGTAATCTCATAAACGCTACCCGCAGTTGGAGTCCAAGCCTGACTTAATCCTCCGCCATTGGTTGCACTGTGCGTTGCGACACCGCCTGATATATTCCATGTGGCATGCTCAATCCAATCACTGTCCGTATCAAACGTCCCATTAGTCACCAACTCAGAGCCAATGTACTGCGGCGTAGGCCACGGTAGGTTAGCTGATGGGATAGTGAATGTCTCGGCCGCTCTGGTTACCGTAGAGCCAGACGTTGGGATTAGCGATGAGGGTGTAGATGCCTGTTCAAACTGCGCACCATAAAAATATATGCTAGAACTGCCATCACCTGTGTAGCTTGGCAAACTAGTGCTAGGTGTAGTTGAGTTACTAAGCCCTACAATGAACCCACCGTCTGTAGAGCCTGATTGCGTGTAGGTAAAAGCAATTCTATACCAGCCATTGCCAACGCTTTGACTGGTTGCGTTGCTTGCCGCGCTCCCTGTTTCCGTAATTGTTTCACTGCTAAAGTCAAAAATTACATATGTAGTGCCGCCTTGTTGCATTGTTCTTAAAATTGCAGAACGACTGCCCGATCCTTGCTTTACATAAACGCTCATCGTGTAATCAGTAGATGCTGTCAACGTCAACTCATCGAATGCGTAATGTGCACTAGGATCTGTGCTTTCTGCAATTTCGGCGGCATTCTCAGTTCCGTCAGGAGATACAGCTTCGTTTGCTGTAAGGGCTATCCCATTAACCGAAAAACCCGAACTAAAGTCACTATAAGAAACTAGATTAGTCCTAGACTCAGACTCAGCCAGTACACCCTCGTTAACCCATGCAGAGCCGTTGTAGACGTGATGGCCTACTCTTGGGAGGTAAACCGCAGATGACGTTGTAGGGACGTATGAGTCTCCACGCTCAGGGTTGTCTACCATGCCGCCTAAGTCAGAGCGGTAGAGGTGAAATCCCCAGATGTACGCCGATTTCCCGCTAGTCATACTTGTGGAGTTATCACTATTACTAAGCGAAACAAAATTGATCTGAGATGACGGGGTAGGGGCCGCCATAACAAGCTCTAGCCTATACCAACCGTTTCCCACATCGGTTATAGATGATGAATCCGCCGCATCTGTTACAGAACCCGCTACTCCTGTTTGTATGTTAAACCATGCGGCATTTACTGCTGATGATTCTCTAGCAATACGAATCCAAGGGTTATCTATGTATTTGGCGTAGCACACAATAGTATGAGAAACACTTGCAGATAATGAAGTGGCGTTTTGTACGCTTCCAGAAGTTCCTGTGGTAGTTATTTCATCTGCTGTTTGCGCGCCATTGGGGGCTGTTGTTTGATCCGCATTGACGCTAAAACCGCTTTTATTCCAAGCCGCATTACTGAAATCCTCAGAGTACGTCAGCAGATTATGCGGTGCCCATTTGATGACAGGCATCTCTCGGACTGATACGTTGTCTATGGATACAAAGGCACCATTAGTGGCGTTGTTACAAATTATACGGACAGTGCTGTTGCTAGACGTTGCTGTGAAAACTAACTCAACATTCCCATTAGAATTTGCAAGACTAATATTTTCAGCCGCCAAATCTCCATTAAAATTGCCGCTTGTGCCGTCATTTGCCGACGTTCTTATGCCTCTGCCCGTTGCATCTGCATCTATATAATCATATGAGACTATATATGTTTTGCCCGATACAGTGCTTAGTGTCTGCTCTATATATTCAGTTGTGGCATTGTCGATTGGGATAGTGACAACACCACGACTTACCGTTGGATTGCCGTCTGTGCTCCAGCCTGTAATTCCATCTGAGAAATCACCATTTGTTACAAGCTCAGCCCCATAGCCGTCCGTCATAGTGGCATTGCCAGCACGGGCGTGGGTGACTGCATTAGCAAGCGTCTTACTGCCGCCACTGGCTAAGTAGTAGTTATCAGCAAAGTCCAACAGTAACTTCGGATACTTACCGCCAACACCAGCCTCTCTCAACTGCTGGTTAATACGGTTAGGGCTTCGCTGAATGTTAATGCCTAAATTGACAGCCATTAGTTGGACTCCTTGGGCTGATTCTGAATCGCGCCGTCAACTGTTATCGCCTCAACCAGGCTGACAGTCGCACCACCTTGGGGCACGATGCTAATCGCCTTAGAGTTAAACGACACAGTGCCCGAGGCAGTCTGCCCTTGCTCGATAGATATGGAATACGCTGTACGTGTTGGAGATGTGATACTAATCATGCGAGATGTCCTCGATGATTGTCACAACGAACGTCTCAGTCGAAAACACGTCGTTAGTGTTGTCAGTGAACTCTATATCGCAGGAATGATTGCCCGCAGCCCAACTGTCAGTCGCCGTCTTAGTTGCGCTCAAACTGAAAACACCGCCACTAGAATTGGTGACAGTCGTCGTAAGTGTCGCAATCAGCGTGTCATTCTGGCGAATCTGCGCCCTGATACTCCAGTCGGAGATATCCACGGCAGAGCCGCCCTCAGTGAGCGAAATAACCCACTCAAGCGTGTCGCCCTGTTTGTGAGTTATCGTTGCCATGTCTTAGACTACCAGTGCGTGAATGCCAGTCGCCGTGGTTCCTGTAGACTTCACACGCTTAACTGAGCAAGTCAGCGTGTGGAAATCAGGAACAGTCACAGTGCGCTCGTTGCCGTCCTTGTTCAAGAACACAACGTCACCGCCCGTCTCAATGTACAAGCCAATGGCGATGTTGCCGCTGCCGACGTTATCAGTGCTGTCATTAGTGGTGACTTCAACCATGTCAATCACTAAGCCAGACTGATTAGGGGCATTCTCATAAATGAATGGGTTAGCCATGCGAAATCCTCCTAGTATCTCTTGATTATATCACCACTTAGGGATCAATATACGCAAGAATGCTCGGTTCATTAGTTTCAGTGTTTATGTATGAGGCAAGCCAATACTGCAACACGTCACTTAGAGACTGAGAGGCAACCGCCGCCTCTGCCTCTGCCATCGTGTCATAGGTGGCTATAACAACTTCTTCGTTGTCAGTAGTGCGTGTGTATCCAAGTGTGAAGCTCATAACTACCTCAAAAACTGTATCTGTCCCGCAATGCCTACCGACATCGACGCGGAACCACTACTCAAGCCATAGTATTTTGCGCGTATCCGATAATCTTCTTGTGCGCCGCTTGCCGCTAAGGGCTGAAAAATCAGGTGATTAGTCAAAGCCGTTATCCCAAGGATTCCATATCGCGGCTCTGTGAATGGCGCATAGGTTAGCCAAGTCCCCGATGATGTCCACTTGTCAGCGTTGTAGTAGATGTCGCCCGAGCTGATAACCGTGTTGCTAGAGTAAATTATGCGCGTCCTATCTGTACCAGCTTGGTATTCGACAGACACGACATTGTATACAGCACCAGGGGACGTAGCAGAGGTAGCTATACCGCCGTACATATCCAATTCCGCCATGACATTGCCAGCCACTTCGATATATCGAGCGCCAAACGCTACGCCGCCATTTCCTACAACCGTGCCGAGTGACGTGCCTGTCGTTTCGCCTTTGCTCTTTCTTTCCACTCTCACGCCTACAGTAAAATCACTCGACGGTGAGCTGGCAGTTATACCCATCATCGCCATCAAGGAGGCGCGTTTTTTTACGTCAGACTCAGGCGCAGGCGTACTAAACGAGCCAAAGGTTGTCAGCGAAGTGCCAAGGGTAGTGCTCAGCGCGTTGTAGATCCCGAAAGTAATGCCCTCAGATACAGCGCCATCAATTTCCTCAGACTTGGGTATCTGGATGCTTTCGTATTCTGGGCCGACAGTCGTAGAGACATTGCCTGAGAAATCCACAGCCTCAAGCCAGAAATACTTGATTGTGCCTTTGCCCTCGCCAGACGCGGCAGGGTATACAAATTCCGTGCCATTAATCTGTGCGACAGGGCTTGCAGGTTTCGTTATCGAACTAGCCACATAAATCTGCACATAGGCTAAGTCTGCGTCAGTTGGGTTAGTCCACTGCACAGTGAGGTTTTTGAGGCCGCTAGTAATCTCGACGTTAGTAACAGGGCTTGGTGCTGTTGTGTCGCCGTCTAACTGCTGGTTCGACAGTGTGGTGCCCGTGCTAGTAACGCCAAGCAGATTTTGCACTTGTACACGGAAATCGTAATTAGAGTTTACGTCTAGCCCAGACAACAGAATGCGAGGCTCTTTTGTCTCTGCGTGGAAATACTCAGTCGTGCCTTGCTTGTTGTAGCGGATTTTGTAGAAGTCGATAAACGCGTCATCAGGCGCAGTCCACGTAAGCTCGACAGTAGTCGATACGCTACCGTCAGGGCCTAGTAAGCCAATCTCACTTTTAGCCAGGCTTGTTACGTTATCAACTGTGCGCCCGTCGTATAAGTCAAGTTCACCGCCAGAGAGAAAATCTTCTTCGTCTGAAGTATTCCAATCGTATAGTGCGGAGGATGTTTCAATGCAGCTTAAATTGACGCCCAAGGCGCCATCAGTG